TTCGCTGGAAGCGAAGTGGTAGCCGGAGTCAGGCACAGCCACAACCGTCAGGCTAGCGCCGTCGGCCAGAGCAGGCTGAGCACCAGGCGTCAGAGTAGCGTCGGTAACGCCGTTCTTGTAGGTGACGTTGGTGGTAGCCACAACCGTGACAACACCGGTCTCACCGTTGAAGGTGGGCGCGTTCGGCGTGAGCAGGACGCTGGAACCCGAGGTCTTCATGACGACCATAGCCGACTTCAGCTTGGTGAGAGCACCGGAAATCCGGGTCTCGATGAGGTACTTGTATTGGTTATAGTCAATGTCGAAGTCATCGAACAGCGAAACCTGTCCGCCGCGGTCAGCGCCGATGGCGTAGTCCGACATGTTGACCAGGATGGCGACGATGTCCGGCTCGGTCTCCAGGACCTCGACAGGAACGACCGAAGCAACGCGGAGCTCCGTGGCCAGCTGATCCAGCGACGTGTACAGGCGACGACCAAGCGTGTCCTTCAGGAGAAGGAACTTGGCGATCATCGTCTCCGTGGTGTACATCGTCGGAAGACCGGTGCCGCGATAGTGCTGGCGCTGCTCAACGATCGCGTCGATGACTTCCTGCACGGTCGAGTTCGCATCATCCAGGTTCACATACACCTTGACGGTGTAGAGCTCGTGATCCGTAGCGATCGGACGGATGTTCCCCTCAGGGATCTTGTCCTCGTCGTCGATAGCGCGGCCGTCACCGATGAGGATCGCACGAGCGATTTCCTCGTCGAGCATGACGCGCATCTCGCCCTTCATCCACTGAACAACGTCGAAGTCGGTGATGTCGATGATGTCGTCACGATCCAGCTTCTGCTTCTTGTAGATCGTGGTCGGGGTCGTGACCCGGCTGGCAACACCGAAGAATTCTTCCTTCTTGAAGTTGCCCTTGATGTAGCCCTTGGCCCGAGCATCATCGAAGTTCAGGTCAGCCCAATGGGTCTTGATCCGCGAGAACGGGGTCTTGCGGGCGCCACTCAGAACGCCGTTGACCCACTCAGTCCGGCGCTTGAAGAACTCCGGCGCGGCGGTAAGGGCCTTGGCCTCCGGGAACAGCGTGTCGATATCGGTGATACCGTGAGCGAGAGCAAAGCCCTCAATCGCCTGCTTCAGAGTCGAGCCAGGCCGCTTGGCCTCCTCGAGAATCGTCGCCATGGCATCATGGGTCAGAACAGAGCCCTGAGCCTCTTCCTTATTGCTCTGATCGAACACATTCCGGGTCACGTTGCTCTCCTCATTCTTGTTGTTATCGTCGCCAGTATTGCTGTGCTCTGCGGACTCTTCGCCCTCAGGCGCCTTATCGATAGCCTGTGCGAGCATCCAATGCAGAACTTCCTTCTGCTTGTCACTCATGCTGTCATAAACGTCCTGAACGGTCTCTTCGCCGTCCTCGGAAGGCTCTTCTTTCTTGTTGTCACCGCCGTCGGCATGTTCCAGCTCGAGGTGAATACCGGTGAAGATGATGACCTCATCATCCACGACATCCTCACTGCCATCGCTGTGCCGAATAGTGACGTTCTCAATCAGCGCACCAGGATTAGCGCCGGAAAGGACCAGGCTGACCTCGCGAATAGCGCCATGGAGAACATTGCCAGCCCGCTCAACCAGCTGGTTTGCCCAGATAGACAGGGCATTGATGTCCTTGTGCTCGAGAAGCTCCCGAGCCTGCTGAGCCTTTGCAGACTTGTTGAGGTAGCCCTCGGCCCAAACACCTTCCGGCTTGTCGTACAGCATGGCATGACCAAGAACATTCTCCGGGTCCTTGTGTCCATGCTGCCAAACAAGGGGAACGCGGTGTCCGTCCTGATGCTTGAACGCATGGGCGAGAATGGTACGACCATCCGAGCACTTGAGCCCGGCCTTAGTCGCCCAACCGCTGAAATCAGCTTCCATTTTGACTGATCCTTTCCAATTCTTTAGCCTGCCCTTCGGCACTCTGTGGCATGTTACTGTTCATCAACTTGTCGGCCTTAGGATCCGGATGAGGAGCAATACCCAGAAAACCTCGAATCTCATTTGAGGTAAGAATCTCGTTCCTGGTGAACTTATCGGCGACTTCGGCAAGATCCTTAGCCGGAATCAGTCTGAACGGATTCTGGAAATACTTGATGCGTTCCTGATTCTCGTACCCCCTAATGCCGAGGAAAGTCCGCTGCATTGCCTGAACAATCGCATCCACAATCGGCTGGATTGTTCGATTGAAGTAGTTAATCATGGCGCTTTCATCAGCGGTGCCGTTCATAACTTCTTCAGTAAGACCAAGTTGGTTATAGAGAAGACCGGTTAGATACTCCACCTGCTTTAGCAGATTGTTCTCCGACGGTCGATTGAGCTGAACAACCTTCTCGGTACCATCGATGTAGGCAATTCCGTACTGACTACCACGAAGCTGGAATTCGATGTCTTCGCGACGCTGTTCTGCCTGCTGCTTACGAGCTTCAGACTTGACCACGTAGGGAAGCTGAATAATAACGTCCAAACGACCAGAACTCGACTGCTCGTCCACCGCATCAAGAAGCATCAACTTCCTGATCAGACGCTGAAGAGTCGAGTTGGGTTCGTTCATCACCGAGTATAGAGGGTTCTCTACAATGGCGACGTCATCCTTGGAAAGGTAGATGTCTTCCCGAATACCCTTCTTCTGATTGTATGCACTGACTCGGACATGTTCTGGAAACCATTCCATGACCTTGCCGACACGCATACTATAGATGTCGGGTTTTCCATTCGAGTTGAGACTCGTAGAGGTATCCACAGGAACAATCGCCGCAACACCCTCGTCAAACAGCGTCAAAGCAATATCCTGAAGAAACGCCCGAGCTCCCTGATCCATGTTCGCCTCGACTGTGAGGCAATAGTTCAATGGAGTAGAGAGATCGGTCGTGTATCTATTCTGCTCATCCACTTTAACGTGCTTGACGGTCAACCCAGACACATCGATGCTAAGAGTTGAGTAAACAGAGGAGATAATCGAGCGTTCGTTGTGAATCCTAAGCGGCGATCTTGACGGGGAATTCGCGCCAAATATACTTGTCGACCCATACTGTAGGTTCGGAGGCGGCTGCAAATTCTGTGGCCGGAAGGCGTTAATATACCTCTTGATTCGATCTAGTAAAGCCAAATTTCACCTCCCAAACGGCTCGTAGTGGTCAAATTCACTCGAACGCCTCCTTAAAAGCCTTATACGCCACATAAGCGTCCATCATGGCCGAAACATTATCGATCTTCTCTTCAGCTCGCTTCTTCATGAGTTTACGGTTGCCGTTAGTGTCCTCTAGCGTCACCGCGTTGCCCATAGCGAATGACATGAGTGCTTCGTCGAAGATCAGTTTCCTCTGTTCAGCAAGAATCTTTAGCTCGCCAAGGGGGACAGATTCGGTCCTAGCTCCCTGGCTAACCTTTTCAATCCCGTATGAACCGTTTTCAGCTTCCCATCTAGTGACAAATTCTTTGGCATTATAAGGGTCATACCCTAGACAACGAACATCATACTCCTGTGCTGTAATGAAGAGGTCCAGATCCTCATAAACCTCCATCATATCAAGCACAGTTCCATCCATCACATGAAGGCTACCTTCAGTAATGAATTCTTCGTACTTGATCCGCATTGCTGCTGGAAGTTTCATCAAAGTCAGCGAAGTGATGTAGCTTCGTGTCTTTACACCAAACGAATAATCCGAAATAGGAAACAAGAATGTGAACGCACAGAAGTCATCGCCTTGAGAGAGGTCGGCGCCGAGAGCACACGGCATTCTCCAGAACTTACGCGGGCGGTGAATTAGTGTCTCTTCATACGTAAAGAAGTAGGTGTACCCTTCCATGGGGATGCCGAAACGTTTTGCCAAGATGTCGTTACGAGATGCTGGGGCTTTCTCAGCGCGTTCAACGTCCAGATGATAGACGTCATATGTAACGGTCTTGCCCAGGTTGGGATTAGCCTTCAACCACGTAGCAGGATCGGCAACCTCTTCCACATCGTCGAGTTTGTAGTGCCAAATCGAAACATGCGGCGCTTGATACTCGCCTTTTAGAATGTCCGCGAGTTCCATTTTGATGGTATCACCAGAACCATTCCTAACAGTTCCTTCAGAGCTGATAGCAATGATCAGGTAATCGTCCATCTTGGACGCACCCTGTTCAATGGCGCCGACAACGTCCTCTCTTAGATCACCAGACAACCATTCGTCGACTGTAGAAACCTTCGGCCGAAGTCCCTGCAGCTTGTTAATAGCCATAGGCCTAACTTCAAGCAAGGATCCAGTCAGGAAGTTCTCAATACCCTTTTTGGTCGACGCAAGTTTCTGTCTCTGAGCTCTAGAGCCTGTCGTGTTCTGCAAAGATCCTTCAGTCAGGAACTTAAACAGAGGGCCCCGGCTTCTAGTAATGGCTGTTCTAAACGGGCCGATAACTTCTTCGGCCTGAGCCATCGTAGGGGCTGTGGTGATTTGGTGGGTCGTTGACGTATCGACAATTAGAAAGTATGCGTGCATCAAGTACGCATACATCGATTTAGCACCACCTCTAGCAACGATGAGGTATTGCTTAGTAGTTAGGCGCTTCTTGATTAGCTTTGTAACGTAATGGCCGCCATAACCATTCTCGTTTGGGGTGTAAACGCTTCGCTCGACAAAGTAAAACCACGACAAGACTTGTTCTGCCCAGAGCTTGAACGAATCGAGAAGATGGAGATCACTACCATCTGTCAATGTCAACTCGTACTCACAGAACTGAATGAAGCCGTCGATAGCTTTGTCGTCGTAGTAGATGTTAGGATTAGCGATTAGATCGTCAATCCGATTCATCTCCATGGAGATTTCCCTATTGACAGGAATGTCTCCTCTTAAAACAGCGTCTCGGAACTTCCCGTAGTAAGTAGGAGTTGCAGTATTCGATAATGCCATTTAAACTCCTTACTTAAGTCTACGAGTTACCTCCGAACCTACACCTTCGCCAAGCTTACTATTCAAAGCGGTTCTGATAGCGACAAGAGAAGCTCCAGTCAACACCGTCGTAGCAACGCGTCGTCCAGCACCAGTAAGAACGTCGTTGACGAACTTTCGGCCTTCCGACACGTCCTTGCGATTGAGTTGGTTATACTTCTTCTCTGTCTCCATCCTGGCAATGCGCTTTTGGAGCTCCGCGGTACTAAGCTTGCTTGGCGCCTTGGCGAAGGTCGTTCGAGAAGTACTTGAAGCCTTTCGCTTCCCCCACTTCATTCCCTTAACGCCGTAATGCTTAAAGAAGTCATCAACAAAGGCGTCCGCTGTGTACTCAGCAGTGCTCATGGAGACACCTCCTCAGGGAGAGCAACTTCGCGAAGCATGTTGAGTCTCCACTCAAGTTCGTTGATCTGATTCTTGATAGCTTCTGTGTGGTAAGAAGTAGCCGGCGGGTCGAAGAGGCTCTTGACCTTCAGGTAAATGTACGTCTTGGCCAGGTGAAGCTGGTTGTCTGGGACATCGAATTCTGACCACTGATCTTCCTCATCGGTGATGAAGTAACCGTTTTCAGGACCAACACCCAGCTGATTAAGAGTGGAGAAAGCAGCGTTAATATGCGTGGTGATGTCTAGATCAAATACGAGGTAAGATTCATCGATGCCCAGAATCTTCTTTGTACTATTTAGGATGCTTTCCACTTTAGTCCCCTACTTTAGGGATTGCGTTCGTTCAGGAGCTTCACAATCTCCCGCTTGATCTCGTTGGGATCGTAGCCCTCGTCAGCGAGAGCCTGTCGACGATCCTGACCAGTACCCCAAAGTCCTGCGACAACCTCCCGAGCAACTTCAGAATTGCTCTTACGCGGCATCTCGATGTCTTCGTCATCCACCGTCGGCTCGACAGGCTCTTCGGACTCACTCACGGTCAGCTGATGACCAGGGGGGAGCGGCGCGACAGGACGGAGCTCGTTCTCATCCATTGACTGGACCTCCTCTTCTTTACCAAAGTTTCGTATCGCCTGGCGTTCGTTCCAAGACAACCTTAGGAACCTGAATATCCGTTCCATAATGTATTGCATTGTGGGTTCCTAGCGTTGTTGTAATGAGATATTCTGGGTCGATTATCCATTCCTCGCCATTGACAATATCGTCTACTGTCATGGGATTTATGTGATGAATAAGGATGTCTGTGTGGATTTCGTATCCAATAACACCCAGATCGCACCCATTATCTCTATGAATAACTAGATCTCGAGCTCTTTTCCACTCAAAAGATCTGTAAAATTGCTGGTTAATATAACGATCATGACCAAATGTAGCCTGACCAATACCGCCACCAAGCTTCAAATATTCAAATCGATCTTCGAACGTTTGATACTTCTGAAGCTCATGATAGGTCCTGATCTTGGTCATAATCGTCCACCTCTTGGCCAGAGTATTGCCGCATGGCCGCCAATGCCTGCCCATACAGCTCTTCGACCTTCTGAGCCGAAGCTAGTGCCTCGACTTTGGACAGAAGCAACTCGTTTTCCCGCCGAAGGCGTTCTTGCTCTAGTCTTTCTCGGGTAGATCCAAGTTTCAAATAATGCGTTACGACTTGAGACGAAGCTGTGCCATCGAGCAACTGCTTCTCGGCCAGATCAACAGCTAAGGAGACCAACTGGTTCTCTCTGCCTTCTTCAGTCGTAGCCGGACGTCGCCTAGGTCTACGCTTTCCAGACATTTTGGTCTCCTTTCTGCTGTTGTTACGGAGTGTCCTCGAGGAACGCCAAGATCTCGGACCGCTCCGCGACCGTCACAAGACCGGCAGGAACACCCGCAGAACGCCAAGCGTTTCGCTGAGCCACGTTGATGGGCTCGTAGGTGCGGTTACCAAAGACGATGACGGCAGGCTTGCCCTGGCAATCGATGATTCGCATGTCGTTGTCCTCCTCGAGAACAGGCATTGGGATGTGCTGAGTGAAAGCCTTACCGTCCCACTCCTCTGCCCAAGCAGTGAGTTCAACACCAGGACAAGGCTTCTTCTTGAAATCGTTATGAGGCTTGACCGCCAGACCGCAACGTCCCGAAGTACGACCCTCGGAAATGAGAGCTCGGATACGTGCAATCATCGCGGGAGTAGGAGGCTCGTTTTCGTAACCAGTCCCAGGTCCACCACCCACGAAAGCAAGGATGGTATACCACTGACTGTCATCTCCGTCATTCGGAGGGACAAGATCGGAGCCATTGGCGAATTGACGCTTGGTCCAACCTCGCCCTTCGAAGGGGATGCCATGCGGACACACGCCAAAGCTATAAGCAATGTCTGACCAACCCTGCCCAATGGGCTCTGGATTGGTGTGATAGTCACGAACAGCACGCCAAAATTGCTGGCAACGATCGTGAGGACGACCAAGACAATTGGCGGGAGGCCCGTTATGATGTAGAGTAAAGCCTTTGCGCATGATGTCTCCCTTAGAGCTTGCGCGCGCGGAAATATCCGTACTCGAAGTACCGGTTGTTACGGAGATGGTTACCCACCAACCCACAACGTCCCGGCTCGTCCGGATACAGCGCATCGGGGGCTGGGTTGTTCACACCTGCGAAGTCAGCGGTAAACACGGCACTAGAATCAGCCCAATCAGGCTCTTGATCCTTGTACCGCCAAACCTTCACCCACAGCTTGCTTCCAATGAGTCGAGATTTGACCCAATAAGGCCAGTACTTCTGACCATGAATACTACTCCCAGTAATAGAGCCAGACTCGAATTTGGCAGCGACGTTGGCACCACCCTCAGTATCGATCAGCTGAACCATACCGGCTGACATACCCTGAATCTGCTTTGGAGTAGCTTCATCAAAAGTTGCGTCCAGAAGGGTATCTGCAGTAACCCAGTGACCGACCTCGAAGTAAGGCAAGCCAGGGCTGATGTAGTACTCGTTGTAAACATTGATGAACGAGAACCGAGTAACGCCGGTGATTCGCGCGGAACGCAACAGATGCGTGTCGCTATAAGCCTTCTGTCCGCCTGCGGCTCCGATGTCCAG